ATGGAATTGCAGTCGCAAGGATTGCAACCTGACACATTATTTTCTGATGTTATTAAGCGGTATTTGAACGAAATTACGCCAACAAAGCGTGGAGAAAAGCACGAATTTAATCGGCTGAATCGCTTTTTGCGCCATCCTGTTACGGATAAATATATATCTGATGTTAGTCGGATAGGGGATGAGGAATTGTGTTTTGATATTAAGTCTAGTGTGCTTGATGCAACATTCCGAAAACTCAAAAAACTTGCCGAGCGAGAATATTTGCATTTTCACGACACACGGCGTGAGGCATTGACTAGACTATCTAAAAAAGTAGATGTGATGACATTAGCCAAAATATCTGGGCATAAAGATATTTCGATTTTACAAAATGTCTATTATGCCCTGATATGGCGGAGGTGGCGGAATTACTTGATTAGCTAATACGTTTAGCATTGATCCGCCCCCAACGAAGAACTTCGCCTGAGATATAGCGTGGGCGAGAATTTTGTTGATCGACCGTAACGGGTTTTGGGAAATTAGGCAGTTTTGAAATAATCTTGGCAACGGTTTAATAGTGTCGCCCAAAATATATTGCGATATCCTCAAGCGTAATTAAATTTTGGCTTATTAGATAACGCCGCCATTTTTGCCGCATTCACAATTTCTTCTTCGGCTTTCTGCGAAAGTTTAATTGGTTCCATATTTCCTCCAATAAAAAACCGCCCATAAGAGCGGTGGTTTGTTAATATTGTTGTGTCTGTTCGGCATGACAGATTTTGCCGTCAAAGTCTTGATTAAGGTTTAGGGCGTGCACCATATACACTACAAATGCACACACGAGCGTAATGATTAATTTGTTCATTTTCTGTTCCTTTTGTCGGATTTTAGGTGTGAGAATCCGCCGCAGGCTAAAAAAAGTGCGGTCGGATTTTGTGATGTTTTATTGGGCGATGAGGTTTTTCGCTCTTTCCCAGTTCATTTGATTAAACGCTTTAAATAGTGCAATTAATTTCTGAATGGTGGGGAGCGTGTTTTTGTATTGTCTTCGATATTCTTGGTGGTGGCTGATTACCATACCTGTGAAATAAGATCCGATGGTTTCTAACGGCCTAATCATATCGCCAAGCAGGGTGTTCATTTGCTTGTGTCCACACCAAAGCCAAACGAGCGTTTCTATTTCAAATGCGTGAAGTTCGCGTGCGTTGCAAAGTTGAACAGGTTGATTTTGGATTAAGCCGTTAAAAACAGGGATTAAGTTTGAATTTGTCATTTTGTGGTCTCTTTGTCAAAGTTTTAAAACTCATCACGAACCACTGCGAATAGTTGGTGATGAACTGAATAGGATTCGCAGTACCGTGACAAAGAGAAACGGCGGATCTTTCGATCCTCCTAAACAGTTCATCATTGGACTTTTTGATAAATTTATCAAAAAGGTAGATTTGCTGTTTTGCGACTATAAAAAACACGCATTTGAGCGTGCTATCTATACCGCCCTAATCAATTCAGGAACGCCAATTCCCGACTCTCTGTTGAAAGTGAGAATATCCTAAATGATTGGGCGGTGGGTGTCAATTTATTTTATTTCAATTTGTGGTTTATCGCACAGTTCGGCATATTGATTGCTTTCTATTACTAAGGCTGTAATGTCATTGTTAAGTGCTTTATAGCGTTCAAGTAACGTTTCAATGTCTTGTGTTGCAAATTGTATGTCGGATTGTGGTTCAAAGCTGAAATTGTTGATGTACTTTAATCCGCTAAAGGCTTTTTCTAATTGAGTTGTTGTGATATCTCTTTTGCGCTTTAAGCGATCTAACTTTTCTTTCGCTTCTACATAACGTCCGAGAGCTTCGTATCTGTTCATTTGTAGCATCCTTGAAATTTGGGTATAAAAAAAGCTGTCAAAAGACAGCTTGGAAGTGGGTTTATCCTAATCTGAAGTGGGGGCGGTGTCAAATGTTTAAAAAAATACCGCCCTTTCGAGCGGTCAGTGGAGTAGTGCAATCAGTCTATGCTGATTTTGTCTAGAATAGGGCTGTGATTACACTTTAATTTCTAATTTTTCCATTGTAGCATTCCTCGTTTGTCTGCCATTTCAAAACACACTTCATCTATCATTCGCAACGGTTTCACATGCCGTTGTGTCTCTGTACTAGCAAATGTGTTTTGAAATATCCACATTGGGATATTCGCCTGCTTGAGCTCCACTTTCGGCAACTGCACCGTTTTTCACTGGCTTTGCATGGGCAGACTTTAAAACTCACTCTTAACTAAGTAGGTTAGGGCTTTCAATCTAACGACCGCTTAGCACCGTTGGGCTTCCGTCTGTGCTTCCGCCGAGAGAGTTTCTTTAACCAAATTGTTTAAAATTTGTGATGAAAGTCACTGACTTAAGTAAACTTTTTGATTATCCTTGCAACTAATCTTGCTAGTTTTGAAAGCGGATTTTCTGGGATGTGAATCTCAAATTTTAATTCGCCGTCATAAATAGCTTGGGACATTGCCTTTATTTTTTCTTTGGCTTCTTCCGGGTTATTTGCGTAAACATCGCATGCCCATTTGGTGCCTTGGAAGTAATAATGGAATAAATACTTTTTCATTGAGGACCCCCTTATGAAATTTGAAACTTATGTGGACGCTCGCATTGAATGGCGATGGCGTCTAAAAGCGGATAACGGTAAAATCATTGCAGATAGCGGGGAAGGCTATAAAAACTACACTGATTGTTTACACGCTATTGACTTAGTTAAATCAACTAACCAATCAACTAAGGTTGAAATGGCTTAATTAACAAAGCTCCGAAAGGGGCTTTTTTCATCACAAATTTTTAAAGAGCATTGAGATTGTGTATCTCGTTTTGATGGGTTTATTATGTACTTTAGGTTCATTGTAGTTAAGAACAAAAAGTACACTTTTTTTAAAAAATGTACTAATTGTTCATATTTAATTGATTTGTAAAGAAATAAATTTTTTGAAATGGAGTTTAATTGCTTGTTTTTTAACCAGTAGATGAGCAAGAATAGAAAAGTGCGGTTGATTTTTGAGGTGTTTTTGTGAGTGTAAGCAAGTTTTAGTTGTAATTAAGCAAGTATGATGAAGGTGGATTTTTAGAGAGTTGCAGTAAATTGAGATGGAGATAAGCAAGATTTGGCGAATTTAAGCAAGGGTAGATTTGAGTAATAAAAAACCGCCAGAAGAGGCGGTTTATTGTGGTTGATATGTCTCCGACATTGATTTCGGAGACATCAGATGAGGCGGCGTTAGTGCACGGTTTAAAGGTTAGATTGCTTTGGCGAAATTAATAATTTGTTTATCTTCATTCCAGCTAATGTGTTGTAACTTGAAGTGATCAAATGTTCGCTTAATTGTGTCCAGAATATTAGCTTTATGCGCTGTGTTTGGTGTATCAAGCGCAAATAAAATATTCTCTCTTTTAATAAATCCTTCTTGCTCTGCGCGATTAATTTTCGCTACCCAACTATCACAATGTTCAATCATGCTCGGACTTTCAACCTGATCGAATGCAAGAGGTTTTACCGCTTTTAAAATATGTTTATCTTGTTGGATTTTCAATGCCAAAGGAAGGGCAAATTTAGCAAAATCACCATTCACCATATATTGTTTGTATTGTGCAAGAACACTGTCGTTTTCTTGTCTAAACAAGGTTTTGTAATGTTTCAAAATCACTTGTTCTTGGCTTTCTGTTTTTACTCCAGTATTTTGGATAAATTGCGTATATAGCTTGTTAAAATAATCTTGCGGATCATCCACCATACCTACCGCAGCATTGCTATATTGAACAATACCTTCTTTTACATCAATGTAATGGTGAAAAAAAGTCGCTATATCCTGCGCACTTCCGTTAAATGGCTGATTAACGACATATTGTAATTCATCATTAATCGTTTCGCGGACAGTTTCAAACATTTTGCTTTTATAGAAAAAATCATTCACGCGTTTGTTATTTTTAGGTACAAGTTGATAAGTGAGTTTTTTCTTTTCGGGCTCGCACATCAATAAGCCAACATTGACGAACTCGCCTGTTTCAAAGTACGGACGATACCGCACAAAGCTGTATAAAATAGGTTGTTTCATTCTATGTTGTCCCAGTAATTTTCTTGTGTTATTCGGTTTAAAAGTGCTTTTATTCGGTTGATTTGGTGCTCAATTTTGTGAAATTCTTCGTCTCCAACAAACCAATCATCAGGAATGGACTGATAAATATGGTCAAATTTTTTGAGTGTGTCAATAGCTTTGTCTGTAAAAGTTTGTTTATCCACCCAGTCAAGTCGCCACTCTCTGTTCTGTGGTGAAAAGATATGTTCAGAAAAATCAGCTCTTTCGTCAAAAGCAAGATTATGATCTATCACTAAAATTTTTTGCTGTTGTTCGTCAAAAAGCAGATTAATATTTCCTGTGCCGACTTGTGATGCGGTTCTGTCAGAATTTAAAATCCAACGATCAAACATATAGAGTAATTTTTGTTCTGGTTCCGATAAAAATGCAGGATTTTTGACTTGAACGGTTTTGGCAATTTTGGCATTTACCACAAATGATGATGCGAATGCTATTCCGTTGGGCAAGTCTTGCCGCCACTCTGAAGAAACGTATTGGGTTGATTTCGGCGTTATTTCAACAAAATCAATACTTGGGCACGGGAGCCCTATTTCATGAGCCAGTGTTGAGCCTATGACTTCCGCTAATAATTGACTGATTGGCATCATAGACAATGTTTTTATGATAAACCAATTCTCTTTATCTGTTTGACAAATAAAGGGACGGGTTATCCCCATTTCCATTCTTTCTCTGATAAATATGATTTTATCCATTCTCTTATCCAATAACACTTCCTCTACCGTTGCCATTACAACCCATTAAACCCACATTTTCACTCCACGCTATAACATTTCTACGCGTTCTCTTGCCACACCAATAATGCGGATCTCTTGGTTGAGCGAGCTTAATGTTGGGAACATTGGATTAAGCGGAACAAGCTCAAAGTGCGGTATGCCTTCTGGTGTTTTCGTGCCAAGCTCTTTGTATTGTTTAAATGTCGCCTCGTTGTCGCCATTAATTGCTGCCACGAATTTTCCTGGCGTTGGCACAATATCAGGATCAATTAAAACCAGATCGCCCTCGTTGAATCGGGGGAGCATAGATTTCCCTTCAATTCGTAGATAAAAGGAATTTTCAGAGGCGATGGCAGTGCTTGGGATCATCTCGTAACCGTCAAACCCTTCAAGTGATCTAATATCAGTCCATAGTCCTGCTTGGATTGGACTTAGCAAAGGGTAGTATATTTGCTTTTCGATTTTCTCAATAGAAGCATTCTTATCGCCATAAGTTAGCCATTCTTTTGTTACCTCCAAAAAATCCGCCAATACATAAATATTTGCTTGAGTTGGCAATGTCTCCGCATTGAACCATTTACTCACGGCTTTTGGCGTAATTTTCAGCATATCTGCAATAATTTTTCCCCTGCCTTTTTCTGGCAAGTTCTTTCTTTTGCACGCAATGTCCAGCCGTGCGGCAAAGTTCTGTTTAATTTTTTCTTCAGTAATCATTTCATCCACCTTTGAACCAATAGTTCAATTATAAATAAAACTTGAAGTACTTTCAGTTCTAAATTAAAATGTACCCAAAGTTCATTTAAAGAGATTATATATGGAAAATTTAAAACATATTATTGACTCTTTGGGTGCTGCTAAAGTGGCCGATTTATGCGGGCTTTCTGTCCGAGCTGTTTATAAATGGCGCACATCAAATTCTTTACCACGAACTGAATATACAGGCGAGACAAGATATTCCGAGATTCTATCTCAAGCCTTGGGAGGTTCTGTCTCTGCGGAAGAAATTCGACACTTTAGCAAACCTATTAAGTCAGGCTCTGCGATTATCGCATGACTGTAATTTACCAACGGGAATACGCAATGGCACGCAATAAATTAACGCGATCTGCAAGAGTGCTTTCGGATCAGGTTATCGACAAATATTACAAGCAAAAGCAATACGAGGTGGCGGAAGGTATGGAAACCACGCCTAGCACACTGAGTCGTTTTATTAGTAATGAAGAGTTTACTCAGACATTTAACTTTATCGCCGCTTGTCAATTTGGTGTTTTTGATACGGATACGCACATTGCGATTGAGAAAAGTGAATTTGAAATGTTACTCCTTGCGTCACAAGGCTTTGATAAGCGGTTACGTGAGAAGTATTTGGGTAAATAAAAAAGCCACGAGGAAATTTCGTGGCTAATTCATTAAGGAATATACAGATGAATCAATTCGCGCTACGTTTTGACATTTCGCATTTATCGGCAATGTATTGATAACTAGGAAAACAAATTCCATCATCATTGGCATTATCAGCTAGTTTTAAAAGCACAAGTTTTCTAGCAGGATTGCCAACCTTACAATTCATTGCTTGAACCATTAATCGCATACTCATAGCATCAACTCCGAAGCATAACGTGACGCGATAAATTCAATGCCTTTGCTTGTTACACGCGTCTGAGTGTAATTGTGACCGTGTTCAGCAGTACCTGTTTTAACCGTAAAAAGATCTTTCGTGTGTGCCGATTGATAAGGCAAAAGCACGCCCGATTGACGATACAAATATTTATCTTCCACCAAGCGATTGACCAATGCACGCTCAGGTATTTTCAAAATCTTCGCCGTCTCACGAAATGATTTACTCGTCCCCACTTCCACATAGTGATCAACAAAAGCGACTTTAGGCGCATTACGCTCTTATTAACGATTACGAAAGAAAACGCAAGTATTTTGACGATGAGTAGTCGGGAAATTGCGGAGATTACACATAAAGAACACAAAAATGTATTACGTGTTATTCGTGATTTGATTGAACAAAATTTAGTCGCTCAAATTGAGCCACTAAAATTTGAGTATAGAAATCAATGGTTTGATTACTATGAGTTAAACAAGCGGGATACGTTTGTTGTTGTCGCTCGCTTATCGCCTGAATTTACCGCCGCAGTGGTCGATCGCTGGCAAGCGTTGGAAAATCGACAAAAACCAACCGCACTTATTCCGCAATCTTTTTCTGAGGCATTGATGTTAGCCGCTCAGTTACAAGCAGAAAAAGAGCGTAATGCGCCTAAAGTCGCTTTTGTTGATCACTATGTGGAAGTGGGGACGAGTAAATCATTTCGTGAGACGGCGAAGATTTTGAAAATACCTGAGCGTGCATTGGTCAATCGCTTGGTGGAAGATAAATATTTGTATCGTCAATCGGGCGTGCTTTTGCCTTATCAATCGGCACACACGAAAGATCTTTTTACGGTTAAAACAGGTACTGCTGAACACGGTCACAATTACACTCAGACGCGTGTAACAAGCAAAGGCATTGAATTTATCGCGTCACGTTATGCTTCGGAGTTGATGCTATGAGTATGCGATTAATGGTTCAAGCAATGAATTGTAAGGTTGGCAATCCTGCTAGAAAACTTGTGCTTTTAAAACTAGCTGATAATGCCAATGATGATGGAATTTGTTTTCCTAGTTATCAATACATTGCCGATAAATGCGAAATGTCAAAACGTAGCGCGATTAGTCACATTGATGATTTAATCAAAATGGGATTGGTCACCAAAAAAGCGCGAAAAAATAAAGATGGTTCAAGTGCAAATTTATATCTTTTACACCTTGAGCAGGGTAGTGAAAAATCTGCACTAGGGGGTAGTGAAAAATTTGCACCCATAACCAGTCACTCTTTAGAACCAGTCAATGAACCTAAAAAAACTACGCAAAAAAGCGAATCTGAAATTTTGCTTGAGCGGTTTGGCATAACAGGACAGCTTGCTAAAGATTTTATTACGCATCGTAAAACCAAGCGAGGGGCAATTAGCGAAACGCAACTTAGCCGTTTGCAAAAACAAGCGGACAAAGCAGGAATTTCGATTTGTGAAGTGGTGGAGATTTGCATCGAACGCAATTGGCAGGGATTTAACGCATCTTGGGATTGGCGTGATGAGAAGCTGCGAACATCCCAAGCACAAAAAATGAGTTTTGAAGAAAAAAATGCGTTGCCGTGGAATCGTCCTGAAGACTGGGAGAATGTACTGTGAACCAATTAACTAATCAATCATTGCACCAAGGTGTATCACCACAAGTGGAGAAATTTATTGATACGTTGTTCGACCAACTTTGCGCTAGTTGCCCTCAGTTGCTTAACCTTACCCCAGAGCGATTGCAGGTAGTAAAACGCCAGTGGATTTTAGGCTTTGCTGAAAATGGAATTACAAAAATAACACAAGTCAAACGAGGTATGGCGGAAATGCGTGCTAAGCCAAATGGGTATTTGCCAAGTGTAGGCGAATTTATTCAAGCATGCAAAGTTCTGGACTACCACGTATTGGGCTTACCGAATGAAGCGGAATTATACCAACGTTATAACACTTTCTTAGGCTATGCCCGATTCAATCGGGATGAATTTCAATATCGTTCAAAAGTGGAATTTTGGTTGCTTAAAAATCTGTACGAAAAGTGCAAGAAAAAATCGGAAGAGGACACGTTGAAAGCTATTCCGAAATTACTCACAAAAGCGGCAGAAAAAGTGCGGTCGAATTTTCCTTTTGAGGGTATTCCGAAAATGATTCCAACAAAGCCACGTTTTTACGATAAAGCGAAGGCTGATAAGGCGCGCGATAGCTTGATGGCAATGATGAAAGGGAAAGGGGCATTGCAATGACAAGCTATAAATGCCCAAAGTGCGGTGCGGAATTAGAGGATTTTTATACGCCAGATTATTTTATATCGAGCAGCGAATGGGAGGACGATCGTTTTCGCTGTAACGGTCACTTAATAGAGCCGATACCGTTTCCGCAGGTAAGTAAATTCAGCGCAGTAAATCGAACAAAATCTTGCGGTTATTTTGGGTTGGAAGATTTAGGCGTGGAGTACAAAGAATGAGTATTGCGATGTTATTTAAGCGTTGGGAATGATGTTATGAGCCAATACAAACCTTTCTTTTTACGTGATCAACGCATTAAAAATAATTGCTTGGATTTAATCAAAGAGCTGCCAACAGACGATAAAAAGCCGTTGGTCGTAAAAATCCAACCGATAACACGCTCACTTGAGCAGAACTCAAAACTTCACGCACTACTAAGCGATATATCAAAACAGTGCGAATTTAACGGTAAAAAGCGAGACATTGACACTTGGAAGATGATTATGGTATCGGCTCACAAAATTGCAACAGGTGGACAGGCTGAAATGGTAATCGGATTAGAGGGTGAAGTAATCAACCTACGAGAAAGTACCGCTCAAATGAGCGTAAAACGATTAGCAAGCCTTATCGAATATGTTCAAGCGTGGGCAGCAGAAAACGATGTAATTCTTAGTGATGGTTGGAGGCACTAAATGAGAGAAGAAATAGCCCTAACGATTGTTTTGTTTGTAGTAACAACTGTGATTATTTGTTTTATATGCGGAGCTGATGATGAGTAGCAAAGAAAAATTTGAACGCACTAAACCAGTAGTGAATACCGAAATAATAGGACGCGTTGATCACGGTAAAAATATTATAGCGGCGGCAATAACAACAGTATTAGCGAATACAGCTAAAGGAGATTTTGTAGCAACCATGCCAAAAGTAAGCTATCCAGCAAGTCGCACCAACAAGAAAGCCATTTATAGAGAATAGGTATGAGCAAACCTAAAGAAACCAAATGCAAAGTCTGCGGCAAAGCGTTTGTAAAAACCTTTAGCTCAACACAGAAAGTTTGCTCGCCTGAATGTGCAATTAAATTAGCTCGAGATAATGCGCAAAAAGCACAAGAACGAGCAGAAAAGAAAAAGCAAAGGGAACGTAAGGTTAAATTAAAAAGCCGTTCAGAATGGCTGAAAGAGGCGCAATCGGTCTTTAATAAATTTATCCGTCTGCGAGATAAAAATGAACCCTGTATCAGTTGCGGTCGGTATCATCAAGGGCAATACCATGCCGGGCATTATCGCAGTGTCGGAGCCTGCCCTGAATTAAGATTTTGTGAGCTAAACGTACATAAACAATGCGCCCCCTGTAATGATCACAAGAGCGGAAACATCATCGAATATCGAATTAATCTCGTCAATAAAATCGGTGCGGATAAGGTAGCTTGGTTAGAACGGCAAGACCACGAACCGAAGAAATACACCATTGAAGATTGTAAGGCGATTATTAAGCATTACAAGGCAAAAATTAAAGAGCAGGAAGGAGAGTAGAATGTCGTATAGCGTTGAGAGAGTGTTGGTAAAGTGGGGTAATTGCTGGGGTAGAGACAGAATTGGCACAGAATACCCAAGCACCACAATTTCTATTCCTGTTTTACCTACCGTGCGCAAGGCTCACATTCGATTCTTAACTGATGACGAATGCTTAAAAATTGAGGAGCAGATTATGAACCTTCACGAGGATAGTTTGCTGCAATACCAAATTTTAATGGCGCTATACGTTCAGCAAGCAAATGAACGAGATATTTGTACCGCACGTCATATTTCCCCTGCTTGTATGTATCGTGAGCGTGCTAAGGGCGTAAGATTCCTAAAAGGTGCATTTACTGGGGCGAAGATTAAGTTCATGTTTTTAGGGTAGGGAAGTGCGGTCTATTTTGACCGCATTTATTTTAGGCGAATCGAGATTGTTGAACTTGGAACTGTAAATTTAAGGCTTTCATTACTTTCATTACAGTAGCAAAAGTAGGATTGCCCGTGCCAGATAAGGCTTTATAAAGACCTTCTCGGCTTATCCCTGCATCACGTGCGATTTGGCTCATGTTACGCGCACGAGCTATGTCGCCAAGGGAGGATAAAATAAGCTCAATATTATCTTCTTGTAGAATTTCATTAAGGTAAAGTTGAATTTCTTCTTCAGAAATGAGGTGTTCTGCCACATCAAAGTCTTTTAATTGTTCAGTCATAATCCTAGCTCCTGTGCGAGAAGTTTTGCTTGTTTAATATCTTTCTCTTGTGTGGATTTATCTCCGCCACAAAGTAAAATCACTAATACGCCATTCTGGTTTTTAAGATAAATTCGATAACCTTGACCTTCATCAATCCGTAATTCAAAAATCCCATCATTCACACTTTTGATATCACCAAAGTTGCCGAACTGTAAGCGTTTAATTCGTGCGTTTATTTTCGCTTTGGCACGCAAGTTTTTTAGTTTGCTTAACCAAGAATCAAATGTCAGAGTGGTTTTGATTTGGATTGTCATTGTCATTGTTAATCCTTATCGATTGCTTTGGCATTATTTTAGATAATTCCCTCAATGTGTCAAGTATGGTTTACAATAAAATATAATTTTCATGCTTTACATTCTCCAAATTTTCCTCTACTATTTTATTCAAGGTCTCAAAAACCTTTTAAACAGCGGAATTCATTCACCCCGTCAGCGTGATTTTTTTGTATCTAAAATTTGAGAGTTTTACCGCCATTATAAAATTCTCAAAAAATCAATGACCGACGGTGCGAGGAATACAATACCGAAAGGGAATAACTCCGCTAGACTGTTTACTGGTTTTGAGCCGTTGGTCGCCCAATTATGGGTAAATTATCAATCCTCTCAAAAAGGAATAAACAGCATGAATACTCAAATTCAATTTTCAGCATTTACCTTCAAATCTAATTCTGTTCGAGTCATCACTGATAAAAATCAGGAGCCTTGGTTTTGTGCGAATGATGTTTGCGATATTCTCGGCTACTCAAACTCGCGTGATGCTATTTCAAAACACTGTAAAACAGGGGGGGTAGCGAAACGCGACACCCCTACCAAAAGTGCGGTTCAAGAAATGACATTCATCAATGAACCAAATCTTTATCGTCTGATCATCAAATCCCGTAAACCAGAAGCCGAACCATTCGAGGCGTGGGTATTTGAAGAAGTTCTCCCGCAAATTCGTAAAACAGGAAAATATCAACTTCAACCACAACAGCTCGCCTTGTCAGAACCTGAAAAGAAATTTACCCGTGAATTTACAGAACATGACCTTCAACAGCTTGTTTGGGCATGGTTTGCTTTATTGCGTGGCACGGAACTTTGCCAAGTACTTCACCCGGCATTAAAACAAATTGGTTCGCACTACGCTGCATCCGTTCATGACATTGCTTACGAATATCGAAGTAATCTCCGTCAAGCCCATAACGTATTGACACGCATTACAGAGCAATTTGAATGCGAGCAAGGTAATAACTGGCGCGTATTAAAATATCTTCGAGCCTACAACCCTAAAGCAACAGGCTTTCAGTTAGAAATTCTATAAAACAACGAAAAATCCGACCGCACTTTACCGTGTGGCGGATTTTTACACCTCAAATTCACGAAAAAAGATAAATTATGTTCAGAATTCTCTTTGCGGTGGCATTGTTATGGGCAGCATACGAACTCAATTTAAACCAAGATTGCGATGGGTATATTTGCGACACGTCATCACTAATTACCGCACTTCATAAACCGCTTGACAGTGCACACTAAAAGTGTATTATATGTACTATATTGCGGTTTTAGCGCATAGCAAACGCAAGAAAGAATTTTACAGCCCTGATCGGAAACGGTCGGGGCTTTTTTATTGCCTAAAGAACAGGCGGGAGAAAATATATGCCAATTAAAGAGCCTGATGTGTGGGCGTTAATATGGTCTTGGTTGCAAACAAATCTTAGTTCTAGCTCAGCACAGAGTGCTTTTTGGGCGTTATTTATTTCTCTTTTAAGATTTGGGTTTATGCGTAAAAAGCCAGCTATTCGTTATGTTTTAATTGATGCGGCTATGTGTGCCTCTATTGCGGGTGTTGCGGTGCCAATTTGTACGCATTTATTTGGGCATACAGAATATTCTTCATTTCTCGGTACGATGATTGGTTTTGTTGGTACTGAAAAAATTCGCGAGTTTTTATTTAAATTCATTAATCGGAGAATTGAAAAAGATGACAATGATGATTTCCGAAGTGACATTTAATAAAATTTTTCCACACGCAGTTAAAGGTGTTTATCAAGCTATTTCGGCACAGATAGAAAAAGCGGGTTGTGTGAATAAGATGCAGCAAGCGATGTTTTTAGCTCAATGTGGACATGAAAGTGGCGGATTTACAAGATTTAAAGAAAATTTAAATTATTCTTGGCTTGGGCTTTCTAAAACTTTCCGTAAATATTTCCCAGACCCTCTTACAGCGAAGAAATATGAGCGCAAACCTGAACTTATTGCCAATCGCGTTTATGCTAATCGTTTGGGTAATGGCGATGAGAAAAGTGGAGATGGTTGGAAGTATCGTGGTCGTGGACTGATTCAGATTACAGGTAAGGATAATTATGCCGCATTTAGAAAATGGTTAGGTAGAGATATTGAGCCAGACGATGTGGCAGGGAATTTAGATTTATCTGTTAAAACTGCAGTGTGGTATTGGAAATGCTATGAGTTGGCTGAGCTTAATTCTGTCGAAAAAGTCACGCGAAGAATTAATGGTGGACTAAATGGCATTGATGAGCGTTGCAAGCTCTATCGAGCATTAATGGTAACGGATAATGACTAAGTACATTTACATGGCGTTAGCGGGTGTTGTCGTGGTTTTGATTGGTGCATTGCGTTACCAATCTAGCGTTATAGATGAGTTGGAAATAACGACAAAACAACAAGAAAATACTATCCAGCAACAAGAAGATGCTAACAAATCATTAAGTCTTGCGTTACAACAAGAGCGTTATGCCGTTATTGAGCAACAAGAGCGTAATAATGAAATAGAAAGGATGGCAATAGAACATGCTGAATCAGTTAAAACAATCATTAAGACACAACCTTGCGCTCACACTCGTCTGCCTCAGTCTGTTCTTGACCGCTTGCACAAATAAAATCACGACTAAAGCAGAATATATTTACCCGCCTCAAATCTATACCGCACCTTGTGTCAAAACAGCATTTACTGGGGAAACATACGGCGATGTAGTCATACAGCTTGTTAAGGTAACCGCAGAGCGAGACAAGTGTGCAAGCCAAGTAGATCATCTCAATAAGTGGATTAATCAAGCAAAAGGCGGTAAATAGGTTAAAAATCTAATTGAGCGGGATTAATGCCAAGTGCTGTCGCTATTTTAATGCGAGTGCTTTTACGCAAGGTCTGTGAATTTTCGTGTTGTGAATAAGCAGCTTGAGAAATGCCTAAACGGCTTGCCACTTCCGCTTGTGTTAAACCTAAGTGTTCACGCCAAGCACGCAATGCAGAATAATCGTTCAATAAAGCTAATTTGGCGACAGATTCAGGGATACCTGTTTCAATAGGGTCTGAAAAATTAGCTTTTTCTTTTAGCCAGTTAAGCGTAGCAATTGGCATAACAGCAAAAGCAGGTACGCCTTGCTCATTATTGATATATTGGATATTAGTAAGTGCGTTCATCTCTTTTTTTAACCTCTTCAATAGATACGATATTCATCGTATTGCCAACGATATTAAAGAAAACACGATAATCACCAACACGGTAACGATATTCGTAAGTATGGTTTGTTAATGCCTTAATGTTAGTGCAATCAGGAAAATTTTTGAGCATTTCGCATTTCTCAATAATGTGGGCTTTGCTCGGGATTTTTCTTAATTGCTTTAATGCTTTTGGTTGGTAGATGAGTTCTTTCATAGTAACAAGACCAATTGTTTATGAAGAGCATTTTATAAGATTTATAAGTTTTTACAAGTTATTTTAAGGATTTTCTATGTCAGACGTGAAAGGAAAATCTACGTCTGGTCGTGGATTAACACCTAAACAAGAAAAATTTTGCCAGCTTTATATTGAGCTGGGGAATGCCAGTGAAGCATATCGGCAGAGTTATGATTGCCAAGATATGAAGTCCGAAAGTATAAACCGATTAGCTAAAAAAGAATTAGATAAGATCAAGATTAGATCAAGGGTTGATGTGCTTCAACAAGAGCACCGACAACGCCATAATCTTACCCTAGATAATATCATTGCGGACTTGCAAGAGTATCGTGATATTTGTATGGGAAGAAAGCCACTTACTATTACCACTGTGGTAAAAAATGCTCAAGAAGGAACGGCACAAAGCGTTAATACCGAATGTTTCGTTTTTGAACCGACAGGTGCAAATAAAGCCCTTGAATTGCTTGGGAAGCATTTAGGGATGTTTACCAATAAAGTTGATGTAACAACCGATGGCAAGCCATTACCTACTGTGATTAATGTGACATTTAGCGATGAGCCAGCTTAATATTCAATTTCCTACGAAATTCCGACCGCTCTTTGAATCTATTTGGCGGTTTATTATTTTCTACGGTGGGCGAGGTTCAGGTAAAAGTTTTAGTATCGCTAGAGCATTAGTATTGCGAGCCTATCAATCGCCTGTTCGAGTTTTGTGTTGTCGTGAAATTCAGAAATCGATTTCTGATTCTGTGATTCAGATGTTGGCAGACCAAGTTGAAATGTTAGGTCTGCAAGATTTTTTCGATGTTCAGAAAACGCAAATTATCGAGCAAAACGGTTCACGCTTCACGTTTGCGGGGCTGAAAACTAACATTACTTCGATTAAGTCGATGACGGGCATTGATGTAGTTTGGGTAGAAGAAGGCGAGAATGTTTCAAAAGAAAGTTGGGATATATTGATTCCAACAATTCGTGAAGACGGTTCGCAGATTATTGTGAGCTTTAACCCGAAGAATATTCTTGATGATACCTATCAGCGTTTTGTGATTCATCCGCCTGAGCGGTGTAAATCGGTCTTAGTGAATTGGCAAGACAACCCATATTTTCCGAAAGAATTAATGGAAGATATGGAGCAGATGCGTGAGCGTGATTACGAGCTTTATCGTCACGTTTATGAGGGCGAGCCTGTGGCTGATTCCGATTTAGCCATTATTAAGCCTGTATGGATTGAATCTGCGGTGGATGCGCATCTCAAACTTGGTTTTACTACTAAAGGAATGAAGAAAGTTGGCTTTGATGTGGCTGATGAGGGTGCGGATAGTAACGCTAATGCATTTGTTCACGGTTCTGTGGTGCTTGACATTGAAGTTTGGAAGAATGGCTATGTAATTGATTCCGCCAACCGAACAAATCAAAGTGCGGTCAAATTTAAAGCTGATTTGATTATATTCGATAGTATTGGTGTGGGGGCGGGAGTAAAAGCTCACTTTAAACGCTTGCCAAAATCTTTACAAGTGGAAGGATTTAATGCTGGTGGTGCAGTTGCTTATCCCGAGCGTGAATATATCAAAGGCAAAAAGAATCAAGATATGTTTTCGAACATTAAAGCCCAATCTTGGTGGGCGTTGCGAGATAGATTCTATAAAACCTATCGAGCAGTAAAGTATGGGGATGTTTATCCTGACGATGAACTGATAAGCCTATCGAGCAAAATCAAAGAGCTTGAGTATTTGAAAGCAGAATTATCACGTCCTCGTGTTGATTATGACAATAACGGGCGGGTAAAGGTTGAAAGCAAAAAGGATATGAAAAAACGTGGCATACCTTCTCCAAATATGGCGGATGCTTTAGTCATGTGCTACGCCCCGACAAAACCTAAATCACTACTGGATTTATAAGATGAATATTTTAGATGGCATCAAATCACTTGCGCTAAAGTTAGGTAGCAAACAAGACCAGACATATTATGCTCGTGGGCTTAGTTTAACCGATGACTTAATGCAAATCGAAGCATTATGGCGTGATAACTGGATTGCAAATAAGGTTTGTATTAAACGCTCGGAAGATATGGTGCGTAACTGGCGTGATATTTTCTCGAATGACTTAAAATCTGAACAGCTAGACGAGTTCACTAAGCTCGAGCGTAGATTAAAACTGCGTGAGACATTAACTAAAGCGTTGCAATGGTCTAGTTTGTATGGGGCAGTGGGTTTATTGGTTGTTACTGACACAATTAACATCACTTCGCCATTGCAGCCTACAGAACGATTAAAGCGGTTGATTATCTTACCTAAATGGAAAATCTCACCCACAGGGCAACGAGATGACGATGTATTTTCGCCAAACTTTGGTCGATACAGTGAATATACCATTACTGGCGGCACACAATCTGTTTCAGTGCATCATTCACGCTTATTAATCATCAATGCCAATGATGCGCCATTATCTGATAACGATATTTGGGGTGTATCAGACCTTGAAAAGATTATTGATGTACTTAAACGCTTTGATAGTGCCTCAGCGAATGTCGGCGACCTTATTTTTGAAAGTAAAATCGATATTTTCAAAATTGCAGGGTTATCTGACAAGATTTCAGCTGGCTTAGAAAATGATGTGGCTCACGTTATTTCAGCGGTGCAGTCGATTAAATCAGCAACCAATAGTCTGTTGCTTGATGCGGAAAATGAGTACGACCGAAAAGAGCTATCCTTCGGTGGGTTAAAAGATTTACTGACAGAGTTTCGCAATGCGGTGGCAGGTGCGGCAGATATGCCAGTCACCATTTTGTTTGGGCAATCTGTTTCGGGATTGGCAAGTGGAGATGAGGATATTCAAAACTATCACGAATCTATTCATCGATTACAAGAGACAAGATTGCGTCCTGTGCTTGAAGTGCTTGATACACTGCTATGCAATGAATTATTTGGTGGGCAACCTGATGACTGGTGGTTTGAATTTTTACCATTGACGGTGGTTAAACAAGAGCAACAAGTTAATATGCTTAATACCTTTGCTACAGCGGCAAATACGTTAATTCAAAATGGCGTAGTAAATGAATATCAAGTGGCAAACGAACTCCGAGAAAGTGGTTTATTTGCCAATATCTCTGCTGATGACATTGAGGAAATGAAAAATGCTGATGAACTTGCCGGAAATTTTGAAGAACCAGAGGGCGAAAGCACGCAAGTTCAAGCCAGTGAAGATGAGCAAGAGAACGGAGCTTTGGTATAGACAACAGCTTAAGCAGTTCGTCAAAACAATGACCGATGATGTAGAAATAGCCATGCAACAACCGCAAGGCTCTTTTTTTATGGATGATGCGAAAGGGTTCCAAGCGATTAGTGCGAAAGCGTTGATGAAAGTATTAGAAAAGTACGAAAAATCTGACCGCACTTCTCAAGCTGAAAATATCGCCAATGGCTTCGTTGGTCGTGGTGATGCACAAAACCATGCTGAAGTATCAACCAATTTGAAAAACCAAACTGGTATCGATTTATCCGCCTATTTACGCAATAGTCCAAATATTGCTGAAAGAGTGAATGCATTGACCGCTGGTAATATCCAGTTAATTAAGTCTATTCGCGCACAATATCTTGATAAGGTGCAAAATGCCGTCATGCAAGCGATGGTTCGGGGTTCTTTAAATAAAGACCTTGCAGCACAAATAAAAGACTTGGGTAAAACAACCGAAAAACGAGCGATGTTTATTGCGCGAGACCAGTCCTCAAAATTAAATGCCGCCTTAACGCAAGCGAGACATGAAGATGTAGGTATAAAAAAATATATGTGGTCAGCATCGCTTGATGAGCGTGTACGCGAAAGCCATGCGGAAAAAGATGGGCAGATTTTTGAATATTCAAATCCCCCTGCTGATACTGGTCATCCTGGGCATGATTTTAATTGTCGGTGTGTTCAGATTCCAGTGCTTGATAATAACGAGCAGATAGTGAAAAATAGCCCAATAGTTAGCCAACAGGAAAAACAACAAATGCGCTCAGAATGGTCTGATGATTTCCCTGATACTATCATTGATAGGAAATTAGGAGATGCAACATCACATCCGCTATATGAAAATGCTAAAAAGGGTAGTATTGAAGATGCTTATCAACTTGCTAAAGATTTAGTTACAGATGATGCGGTAAATAAATTGAAGCAATTGGTTGGCAATAAAAATGCAATTCTAATTCCTGTTCATGCAGAAGAAGCCGTTGGTCAAAATATGATTCCTGTAGCTATTGCTACTGTATTATCTAAAAAACTCCATATTCCTGTTGATTTATCAATTGTTCAAGCAACAAAAGTATCTAGAACTGGGGGAGATGGATGGCATCGATTGGTTTATTCTCCAGCTTTTGATGGCATAGTTCCAAAAGATAAATATGCTATTATTTTAGATGACACACAAACACAAGGCGGTACATTGGCTAGTCTAAAAGGCTATATTGAGGAGAATAAAGGAAAAGTTATTGCATCTTATGCTTTAACCGGCAAACAATATTCTGTACAATTAAGGCTATCTAAACACACATTAGCAGAATTACGGAGTAAATATGGCGAACTTGAAAGTTGGTGGAAAAAAGAATTTGGCTACGACTTCTCGCGGTTTACAGAATGGGAAGCAAGATTCATCATTAATTCACGTAAGACACCTGACGAAGTCAGAAATACAATCCTTGCGAGAAAGCAAGCGTAATGCTTACCATCAAATGATGGCTCTAAATTAAATTCAGCTATTCAAACAACCCGATCAGAAATGGTCGGGTTTTTTATTGGGGTAAATAAATGAAATTTACAGACAAAACAACTCAAGCAGCTACACAAAGAACCATCACTAAAGATGGTTTTTTAGTTGTGCCAGCAATCACCCCAAAAGTTGGGGTATTTGATTACCTCGCTACAGAACTAGGTTTAAAAGAAGACGGCATTAAAAAGGTCGCTCGCACAGAGAAATCGTTGTTTAGCGATGAAACGATTAAGAGTTTTGAAAATGCCACATTAACTGTAGGACACCCTAAAGATGGGGTGAATGCGAAGAACTGGAAACAGCTCTCTGTCGGTGTCGTGCGTAATGTTAAGCGAGTGGGCGATGAACTCACAGCCGAGGCTTGGATTTATGATGAACAAGCCATTAAAACCGTACAGGAGCACGGTGTGGAACAATTATCTTGTGGTTATGACTGCGATATTAAGCCATCCACGGTACAAGATGCAGATTTTGAGATGTCGCCGATGATCGGTAACCACGTAGCGATTGTGGCAAAGGGTCGCTGCGGTGGAAGTGTAAAACTTGCCGATGAGGATAAAACCATTATGGGGAAAACCGCAAAAATTCTCGATGCGTTTTTAGGTGCGTTCGGCATCAAGTTGTCGGACGAACAGAAAAAACAAATTGAGGACGAAGAAAAGTCTGGTAGTAAAGAAGGTAAAGAGCCAAAAGGCGAACAACCAACCGAACCAAAAGAAAAACAATCTAAACCCGAAGATAAAAAGGATGAAGAAGTGAATAAAGAAGAGTTTGAAAAACAACTTAAAGCCAAAGATGCAGAAATTCAACAGCTAAAAGATGCACAAGCAAAACGTGACGCAGAAGTAAAACAAGCTGCCGTGTTAGCTGATGCTAAAACTGCATTTAAAGAAGTCAATTTTGCGGATAACGCGACTGTGCGTGAAATCCAAGAAAGTGCGGTAGTTGCGCAGGGCATTTTTACTAAAGATGAGGCAGCCAAATTATCCGATTAGGAAATTTCAGGTGCATATCAAACAGCAAAAGCGGTTGTGGCGAAATTAGCGGATGAACGTAAATCGCTCGGCAGTATTTTGCTTGGTGATGCGGAGCCTAAAGCTGCACCAAAAATAGATTTCAACAAAACTTACAACAGTTAGGAGAGTAATTAGATGAGTTATGCTTACGAACAAGCGCCTGCGCGTGCAGGCGAGTTAGGCAAGGGTAATCTTGCAAACGCAAAAACCACAGCAGAAAAAGTCACGGGCAAAGTAAAAGCTGGTGACTTTGTAGCATTAAATCCCACAGGTGGTGTGAAAGCCTTATCCGCTAAAACAGATGTATTGGCTGGCGTGGTGTTATCAAGCAGAATTCGCGATGAATGGTCTGAAGGCGAATTAGTCGATGTGATGCACATTGGTACAGGCGATGCGATTTGGGTCAATATTGCATCAGAAAAAACGGTATCTCGTGGTAGTAAAGTATTTGTATTAACGACGGGTGGCGAAGGTAAAACTGGTGCAATCCAAGGGGAAACCGATACAAATGCGATTGAAACAAGCTACACCGTGATTGACGTTAAGGGTCAATTAGCGATGATTACAAAATTATAAGGGGGATGAATGTCATTATTAACTTATGTACAAAACGGCTTAACGGCTGTGAGCAAAGAAATTTCAGAAACCAAATATCCTGAAATTGTGTTCCCGCAATTTGTTTATGTGGATCAACAAGCCGCTGTCGGCATTACAGAAAAACTTCACTATGGTGCAGATGAGCACGGTTCGCTTGATGATGGTTTAATTACCACTGGCACAAGCACATTAGACCAAGTAGAAGTCGGCTTTACGCCAACTCGCTCTTATATCGTACAATGGGCTAAATCGGTAACATGGGCAACACCAGAGCTTGAACAAGGCAAGCTGTTAGGGTTAGCGTTAGATACCGCTAAAATCATGGCGTTAAACAAAAACGCACAACAAACCTTACAAAAAGTTGCTTTTTTAGGTCATGCGAAAGACTCTCGATTAACTGGCTTGCTAAACAATAAATCTGTTGAGGTGCACAGCATCAAAGGCACTTCCGCAAATACCAAAGTACAAGCGATGGATTTTGACAAATCAGTGGCATTTTTCAAAGAAATGTTCCTTGCAGGCATGGAAAAAACCAAACGCATTGAAGCACCAAATACCTTTGCAATTGATTCACTTGATTTAGCGCATTTAGCTTTAACGCAACGCAATAACACCGATACAACCGCATTAGAGTTCTTGACTAAGAGCCTGTCTGCTGCTGCGGGTCGTGACGTTACAATTAAAGCCTTGCCGTCAAACTTTGGTACTCGTGTAACAAGTGGCAAAACTCGTGCAATGGTTTATGTGAACAGCAAAGAGCACGTTATCTTTGATGTGCCAATGTCGCCAACTGTGTTAGCTGCTCAACAAAAAGGCTTATTAGCTTATGAATCTGGCTTACGTATGGCGTTTGGTGGCGTAACCTTTATGGAGCCAAATTCTGCACTCTACGTAGATTACTAGGGAGTCATTATGCCAACATTTGAAACGGATACATTCCTTGAGCGTTATCCTGAGTTTAAAGAGGTCGATTATGAAAAAATCGACCTTTTTTTATCGGATGCAGAAATGGAAGTAAGTCAATCTCGTTGGGGAAAACTCTACCAACGTGGCGTGTTGGCATTGACTGCTCATCTATTACGTTTGTCACTTTGGACAACCGAAGGTGGCGGTGGGGCAAATCGAAATCTCGCTAGTGAAAGTGCTGGCGAGTTATCTGTTAGTTATGCCGTGCCAACACTGACAGGCACCGATGCGGATTATCAATTAACAGCGTATGGTCAAGAGTATTTGCGATTACGTAAATTGGTTGGCATTGGGGTAATGGTGGCGTAAATGGCAGTACAAATCACGGGGAATTTAGCACAAGCAAAAGGGTTAATTGAGCGATTAAGGGCTGATAAAGACAAGGCGGTTTATATTGGATTTCCTGCTGAATTTGATGAACCATTAGAGGGGGCTAAGAATTTTAACCTCTCCTCTTTGGCGGCTGTGTTGGAATTTGGTAATGAGCACATCCCATCACGCCCTTTCTTGCGTCAAACCTTGTCTAAAAATCAAGGGAAATACACCGCACTTTTCACGCAATTATTTAAGCAAGGCTTGCAAATTGAGAGGATTTACGAGCAACTAGCAGTAGTTGCACAAGGTGATGTCCAGTTAAATATTGCTCGTGGTAACTGGGTTGCCAACGCTAAAAGTACAATCAAACAAAAAGGCTCTAGCAAACCATTGATTGATACAGGCAAAATGCGTCAATCTGTAAAAGGTATCGTTAAATGAGTTTAATTAACCAATATCCTCGCTTTCTGAATAGCAAATTTCGCCAAATTGTCACTGTAAAACATCTGCAAGGTGAGCATTCATCTGATGGGTTCGGGGCGAGTTATACAGATGAAAACGTGACTGCCATTGTTATGCCGACCTCTCCTAATGATGAGTTGTTATTGCCAGAAGGTGAGCGTTTTATCCCCTCAATCAAAATCTACACCATTAAGCCGTTAAAAATAGGTGATTTAGTTATTTATGAGGGGGAAACCTACAAAATAAAAACCGTAGCAAATTGGGGGAAATATGGATACCACAACAATATCGGCGTTAGACACAGCCAAACTGCGAAAGTGGATTCAACAGGCTTTGCAGTTACCTAATGGTGCCGTTATTGGCGGTTGGCTCCCTGAAAATCCTTTGCCTGCTTTTATTACCGTGGATTTGATGACGAGTAATGAAATCGGGCAGGCTACGAGAGAATTTGACGGCAAACGTGAGCGTATCATTCAGTCAATGCAAAGCACCGTGAGTCTCTCTTGTTTCGGTCGAAATTCCCTTGCGCAGTGTTACAAGCTAAAAGCCATTTTCCAAAGTTCAGCGTTTCTTTCTTTTCTCAAATCAAATCACTGGGGTGTGATTCGTTTTTCAGATATTCGCAATTTAACGGCTACCGTTGGGGCAGATTATGAAGAACGAGGACAGTTTGATGTTGTATTTAGCCATCATCACATTGTTGATACACCTCTAGATCCGATAGAAAACGTTGAACAACGCACAAACCATTTAATTCAACAAATAGGAGGATAGCCTTATGGCATTATCTATCTCGCAGATTGTCAATGTGCAGTTAAATACTGTGCCAAAATCTGCCGCGCGTAAATCATTCGGTATAGTGGCATTGTTCACGCCTGAGGCAGGACAAGCATTTGCTGATGCGACGACGCGTTATGTTTATGTCGAAAATCAACGTGATGTAGAACAGTTATTCGGCACAAATTCAGAAACAGCAAAAGCAGCACAGCCATTTTTTGCTCAAAGCCCTCGTGCGAAACAATTAATTATTGCGCGCTGGCAAAAAGCCCCTGTAACCATTGAGGCAACCAAGAACACATTAAGCGGTGCAACCTTGTCGGATGATTTAGATCGTTTTAAAGCGGTTGTAAATGGTCAATTTTCATTAACCATTGGCACTGCAATTAAAAAAGTCACGGGGCTATCTTTTGCTGACGCCTCAGATTTCAATGCGATTGCCACCAAAATCCAAGCAAAATTGACCGCACTTTCCTCATCTTTGTCTATTTCTTACGATGGTGTAGGGCAGCGTTTTATCATTACTTCTAACAATGCTGGAGAAGATAAAGCGACCGAAATCCATTACGCCTTTAATGGCGACGACAATGGCGAATATATTGGCACATTGCTTAAATTAGAAAATGGCCAAGCAAGCCGAAAAGTAGGTAAGGCATCAATTTCTTTGAAAAAAGAAACCGTTGCAGAAGCATTATTTAACGTAGCTGAAGTGAATAATGCGTGGTATGGCTTTACCTTTGCCACACAGCTTACGGATAGCGAAGTGGAATCTGCAGCAAAATACGCGCAAGCTAATACCAAAATGTTTGGTGCAAATGTTATTCGTGTTGAACAACTTGAATGGTCTGCTGATAACATCTATAAGAAATTATATGATGCAGGTTTAGATCACACATTAGCGATGTTCGATAAAAACGATATGTACCCAGCATCTTCTGCATTGGCTCGTTTATTATCAACGAACTTTGCGGCAAATAATTCAACCTTAACGCTTAAATTCAAGCAACAACCAACTATTACGGCTGATGAAATTACGGCAACGGAGTTCTCTAAGGCTAAACGCTTAGGCATTAACGTGTACACTTATTTTGATGATGTCGCAATGATTGCTGAAGGCACAGTAATGGGTGGTAAATTTGCAGATGAAATCGTTATCTTAGACTGGTTTACCGATGCAGTGCAAAAAGAGGTATTCGCTCGCTTGTATAAATCACCGACCAAAATCCCATTAACAGACAAGGGCCAAGCGGTATTAATTGCTGCCGTGGAGAAAGTTTGTTTAGAGGGTGTAAACAATGGGGCTTTTGCACCTGGTCAATGGACGGGCGATAGCTTTGGTAACTTGACGACAGGTGATTATCTGGAAAAGGGTTACTATGTATGGGCGGCACCAATGGATACGCTATCTGATAGCGACCGAGAGCAACGCCGCGCAACTCCAATTCAAACCGCAGTGAAATTAGCAGGCGCAATTCATTCTAGCGATGTGATTGTGAACTATAACCGATAATTCAAAAGCCAAGGAGGAATTCTTGGCTTTATTCTACTAGAGGAAAAACTATGGCAGTTTTCGATCCAAAACAAGTTGTCGTGTTATTAGACGGCAAAGAAATGAGTGACTGGGCAGACGGCTCAGATGTGATTAATGCGACCAACCAAGTTGATGCGGGGCAAATGGTTATTGGCGCAAATGGCACGGGCGTATTTATCGCAAACCCTGACCAATCAGGCAAATTAACCCTAAAAATTAAACAACATTCTGAGGATAACGCCTATTTATCTAAGTTGTTTAATCAACAAAAAACCAGTATTAAAACCTATTTACCGATGACACTCGCTATCCGCGACTTAATCAATTTACTACACCTGCAGCTTATATGCGTGAAAATGGGCACAACGCGACAACATGGACGATTGTGTTCGAGAAAATGACAATGAATCTTGAAAAAGGTGTTCAATAATGGAAAGCAAACAAATCAATATTGAAAATGTCGCCTATACGATGACGCCAGCTAATGCTATGACAGCATGGACTGCACTCAAAAATGCAATGAAATTATTGCAATCAGTCGATTTATCATCATTAGGTAACAATAAAAAACTCGGTGCAAGCGTATTGACGACTGTATTGGCGAATTTAGGCGACCCAAGTATTAAAGAGCTTGAAGATATCGTGCTTAAACATACCTCATGCGAGCAAGATGGCAAACTATACCGATTATCTGAACGTTTTGATAGTCATTTCAACCAACACCGTGGACATTTAATCCCCGTATTAAAAGAAGGGTTGATGTATCAATTCGCTGATTTTTTTATCGGTGGGGGCGGATTGCTGAGCAATATTCAAGCCAATCTAAAAGCGAAGAAATAAGCCAGTTAGACAGTAAAGCCGACTGGTTTATTTTTACGCCTATTGTAAAAAACTTTTGTTCACTACACGAATTAAGGTCGGTTTATTCGTTAGCCGACCTTTTATCTTTTCACGAAGTCATTGTTGAATTAAATCAAATGGAGCAACGCAATGCTACTCGATGAACTACTGATTAAAATCGGCATTGATGCGGATAGCCAAGCAATGCAACAGTTTGAGCAATTCCTCAATGCAATTGGAGACGGCACGGAAAGTGCGGCGGAAAATCTTGGTACTTTTGCTGAAGCTCTTGAACGTGCCGTTGATGATGCAACAGAACAAATTAAAGCCGCACCTGAGTTTGAAAGTTTTTTTGATTCCCTTGAAAAACTACAATCTGAAACAGAAAATCTTTCTGAAGATGATGCCTTAGATGCGTGGGTACAAAAACTCATCGAGGGGGATAAGCTCTTATCTGAGTTTGGTGAGAGTTTTCTTCAAAACACCGAACAGCTCTCGAAAGAGTTACAAGAAGCGGGATTAAGTGCAGAGCAGGTTGAAAAAGTTATTGGCAAACTCAAATCTGCGATTGAGCAGAAAACCGATGCTACCGAAAAAGATACAAAAGCCGTAGAAGATAACGCCAAAAGCACGGAAAATTTATCTGACAATATCATCGACTTGTGGGCAACCCAATATGGTGCAGTCGGATTACTGAATAAATTTGAATTGCTTGGCATTAGTATCAATAAAACTACACTTAAAGTTGCGGCATTTGGTGCAGCTTTTTACGCTGCCACAATCGGGGTAAAGAATTTTGTTGATGCTAATCTCGATGCACTCGATGAAATTAAACAACTCTCGGCTGTCACGGGCGAATCAGCCGACCAAATTTACAACTTAGGTAAGGTTGCAGAGGTCAATGGCTCATCCGCACAGGCGGCACAATCATCTATTGAAGGATTATCTCGCGTCATTGGCGAAGCTGCAGCAGGAATTGGTCGAGGAGCGAAATCATTTGAGCAATATGGACTAAGCGCCAAAAAGGCGAATGGAGAGGTAAAAACCTCAAGCGAAATGCTGGGTGAAATCTCGGACAAGATGAAAGCAATGGGGGAGCAAGAGCAAATTGCGATGCTTGCGAAACTCGGTATTGATAGTTCGATGATTCAAACCTTGCGCCTTGGTAATGATGAACTGAAAGAACAAATTGCCCTTGCAAGTGTGCTCACGCTTGGTGTGGGTAATGCAGAAAATGCAAAAACCGCCGCGGCTTTTAAAGATGCGCTGACTCAGGTTTCTCAGGCTTTTAGAGCTATTGGCGAATATGTCTCACTCCGTGTTGCACCATCCATTCAGCGATTAGCTGAGCGGTTTACAAAATGGTTCACCGAGAATAATGCTTTTATCAAAGCAACACTTAACGGCTTTGGAAAAATTCTTTCATTCTTGTTTGAGTTAGCCGCAGCCATCGATAATGTTGTTGAGCATACTATTGGGTGGAAAAACTTAATCTACGCATTAGGTGCGACATTATTGTGGTTTAGTCGCAGAATGTTATTAGCTTTCGCTACCAACCCTGTCACATTGATTATAACGGCAATTGCAGCCTTGTTTTTGCTTGTTGATGACTTTATCACTTATCTTGAAGGCGGCGAAACTGCATTAGGTGAATTTTGGAAGCCATTTAAAACAGCGTTATTGTGGGTTAAATCCACTTGGAAAAATTTTGTTGATAACTTTAGCGTCGATCCAATTGGCGAAACATTATCTCTCATTACAGATATGCTTGAGTTGCCATTTAAACTTGGGCTTGCGCTTGTTGTTGGTTTGTGGAATTTATTTACTGGCGAACAGTTAGATTTGGATGTTATCGAGACCAAGTTTGCTCAAGTTACAGACTGGATTAAAAAGCCATTCCAAAGTGCATTTGATTGGGTTAAGGGTTATTACGACCAATATATCGCACCGATTGTTGATACAGTAAAAGGGTGGTTTAGTGATAGTGGTGAAAAGGTAGGAACGGCAAGTCAAAATACGAAAGCCTATGACACAATGATGTTTGATCCATCTTATACTTCTGCACCACAAGTTGCCGCAGTAGGGGCGAAATCTCAAACCTCAAATGCAGATAATCGTGTGACTAACAGCAATAACAAAATTACCATTACGCAACACATCCAAGGCACAGATAATCCAAAAGCAGTGGCAGACCAATCGGCTCGAGCGATCAATAATCAACTTTCACCTGTTGTGGGGTAACCTCTATGTTAAATTTTGCTCAAGTATCCAATCGTAGTATTGGCACAATAACGTTCGATGTGGTTACAACAGAAGACCATCAGTCGGATTTATCTATTACAGAAAACCCGATTGAATCAGGGGCTGCCATTGCTGACCATGCGGTTATTCAGCCTAAACAAGTTACCATTAATGGTGTAATGGTTGATCACGACCATTCGACTTTTGGTTTAGACCTTCCGTTTATCGGCAATATTCGTGGCGGGATAGACTTTCTTAATAACTTTCCTTTGCCAGTTAAGGTTATCACTCAAACATCGCAATCTATCGCAAAAGCGGGTAGAGTGATTAGCCAAGTTGCAGGGGCGTATAGTCAAGCGAAGCGCACCCTTAATCAAGCACGAACCATCGCCCCTTTTTTGCCTGATTTTGGTCTAGGCGGATTGCTTGATAGCAGTGCAGGGGATAGTAGAGTGCAAAAATGCTATGCCGACCTTGTTGCTTGCCAGAAATCAGGGGAAACCATTGACATACAGACAGGCATTAACTTGTACAAAAACATGCTAATCCAATCTGTAGCCGTCAATCAATCACAAGATGGCAGTGCAACATTTACGATAACGGCTCGTGAGATATTTATTGTTGAGACACAAACAGCTCAATCTAAATCATCTGCATCGGGCAAGAGTAAAAGTGGTCGATCATCGATTCAATCTGTAACAAAATCGCAGCAAGGCTCTACTCAACCAAAGAACGATACACCTAAAAGAACCTCCTCGCTTTTCAATCTTTTTAAATGGTAAGACGTATGCTTAAAATTCCATTAACACAACATCCTTATCAGGAACAAACCTTTGAATTTAACGGCATAAAAATCCGCTTAACCTTGCGATTTAATAGTATTGGACAGTTTTGGGCAATGGATGTATTTGAGTCAGTAAACCAAAAACAGATTTGCCGAGGTCATGCGATCGCGTGCGGAGTACCATTATTGGCTCGCACTACACAGCCTTATTTCTTCTATTTGGACGATGAAAGCGGTGCTGAATTAGACCCAATGAGTATGGAAGATTTAGGCACTCGATGCTTTTTGTATATAGGCGAAAAGGCATCGTAAATTAATAGATAAAAATAACCCCGATAGCTGGTCACTATCGGGGTTTTTTATTCCAACTTTCCCAATAAAGAAGGAACAAATTTTGAGTAAGTATAGCAAAACTAAGTTAAAAATACACTTAAAAGAGGGGTTAGAAATGGAAACAAATGCAAGTCCGATTATGCGAGGTGCAATCGCATTCTCTATTGTTATCGTTGCGCTTGGCTTGTTTGCTTTATGTATTACACCGTTGGCGAATGTCCTTATTGAGTTTGCTAAATAACGCAAGGAGAGACAATGAAACAATTTGGCAGACGTTGGAAACTGGACATTAGTAACGACCAAGAAACGTTAAGCATTGAGCAATTACGTGTTGCGTTTGAAATTGATAAAACCATCAATGAAAAGCCTAATCCCGCTAAAATCCAAGTGTGGAACTTAAATCGAGACCATATCAACCAATTATTAAGCCAAGACTATAAGAAAGTCGCCTTATCGGTTGGTTATGGCGAGTTACGCCAAATTTATGTGGGAGATATTACCAAGACGAGAATCCAACGAGAGGGATTGGATTTTGTTCTTACGCTTGAGTGTTCAGATGGGCATCAAGCCTATACTCAGTCGAGAGCTAAAACGACATTAAAAGCAGGGGCGACAGACAAACAGATTGTTGAAGAATTGCAAAAGACGATGCCTAAAGTGCAGTCTGGTGCCATTGATATCCCTAATCAACGGAAACTCCCTCGGGGTAGAGTATTAAACGGCAATAGTCGAGATATTCTCAACAAAATTGCACGCAATAACAAGGCTGATTGGTCTATCCAAGATGGCGCGCTTATTTTCTTGCCAAAAGATAAAGTGCTAAATGATGACGCTGTACTAATTTCTCAAGATACAGGAATGATTAATGCACCAGAACAAACCGATGAGGGATTAGAGCTGACTTGTTTACTCAACCCTGCATTACAAATTGGCGGACTTGTGAAAGTTGAATCTATCATTGAGTACTTCAATGGGGAGTACAAGATTGTAAAACTTGCGCATTCTGGCGATGGCATCGGTGGGGATTGGCATAGCAAAATAACAGTTGTCGGGGGAAAATTCCAAAAAGTGGAAAAAGAAAAGGGCAGTCAGACATCAAATAAACAAAGCAAGGATAAGAACAAATGAACTACGCACAAATCTTAGCTACGCCAGAAACCGCAACAGACCATCAAATCCAACAAAACCAACTGAATTTACATACCGCACTTCCTGCAAAAGTCGTGAGTTTTGACCCAGCCAAGCAAACCGTATCACTTGCGATACAAATAAAAATGCAGTTAGTCGATGGGAGTGGGGCAGATATACCGCCTCTTCTTGATGTACCCGTGAGCTTTCCTCGTGGCGGTGGCTTTGCAGTGACATTTCCACTTAAAGCAGGCGATGAGGGAATAGCCATATTTTCTGAGCGTTGCATTGACGGATGGTGGCAAAACGGCAGCGCATCAACGCCTTTAGATTTTAGGTTGCATGATTTATCTGATGCGATGTTTATTCCTGGTATATGCTCTGTGCCGAAAGCTATAGGTGGATTTTTTACCGATGGGTTATCCATGCAAACCCTTGATGGCAGCACATACATCAGAATCAAAAACGGTTCGATTTTGATTAAAGGGAATATCGAACATCAGGGCGATACCTCGCAAACAGGTTCGCATAGCTCCACAGGCGTTATCTCGAGCGATACAGATGTAACAGCGGGCGGTATTTCAGGCAAAACCCATAAACATACAGGCGATAGTGGCGGTAAAACAGGAGTGCCAGAATGAGCGTAAGACGACTTAATAAAGAGCACGATTGGACATTTGGACAAGGCTTTTCAAACTACGCAAGCGAATCAGATGCCATTGCTCAAAATGTGCAAACTCGCCTTTGGTCATTTGCTAATGGCTGGTTTTTAGACCTTGAGCATGGTTTACCTTGGCTTGAACAAATGGGGCGTGGGGTAAATATGGCAGGCTGGGAAATCAAAATAAAACGCTATGTGTTAGAAACTGAAGGGGTAAGCAGAATAACTGATTACCAAGCTAATTTTGATGCAGATACACGCAAGCTGACCATATCGATTGATTACCAAGATATTTACGGACAGCAACAGACCGCACGCTATGACACTTAAAGTGCGGTCGATTTTGACCACATTTTTAATTCAGTGATAAACACAATAATACTAGCAAACCACCGCTCTTATGGGCGGTTTTTATTGGAGAAAATATGGCAAAACTGATTGAAACCGGCATTCAAATTGAGCGATTAAACGAAATCGTGGCACGATTTGAAGAGGGATTTAGACAAATCTATGGGCAAAATTATTGACCTATCGCCTAACTCGCCTGATGGGCAAATGGTGGGCTTGCTTGCTCAGATGAAGATGGATATTGAGGAGCTTGCCGAGAATGTGTATCGACAGTTAGATCCTGATGTTGCGACAGGTGCTTGGCTCGATCAGCGTGTTGCTTATGCAGGATTAATAAGACGAGCGGCAAGTTATAGCTATTTACGCTCAGTGATTTTGACAGGAGAGCCATTAACTCATCTTTATGCAGGGATTGTAGTGTCTGACCCACATAAAGTGCGGTGGGTATTAACGGCAGATGTGCAGCTAGATAGTAATGGCTCCGCCCGTGCGGACTTCCGCAGCGAAGAATTGGGTGCGTTTAACCTCATAAAAAACACGAATTTGACCATTGAGACCGTTACGCTTGGGCTTACCTCGGCAACCACATTCGAAAATGCAGAAATTGGCAAGGAAGAAGAAACAGACTTGCAATTACGAGAACGTTTTTTCATCAGCTGAACCAAAAATGCGCAAAATTCAGCCGATGCAATCCAGTCAAAAATTGCCGCATTGCCTGATGTTAGACAAGTTAAAGTACTAGAAAATAACACTAAACAACGTGATAAATATGGTGTAGAGCCTAACTCCTTGAATATTATTGTAGATGGCGGGGCAGATGAGCAAATCGCTCACGTCATTTATGAAAATAAAGGGGCAGGGGTCGGGTTGCAAGGTGCCGCAGAAACAACTTTAACGGTAAATGGCGAGCGTAGAGCAATACGGTTCGACCGTGCAACGCCTGTTGATGTGCAAGTATCTATGCATTGTGTTCGATATGAAGATTTTACTGAAGTGGATAAGGATGAAATCAAACGATTATTATCCATTCAACGCTTTGGCATCGGGCAAAATCTTTCGCTTTCCAGACTTTATTCGCCAATTAATAAAGTGGGCGGTTTCTGGGTGAAAGAACTAAAAATCGGGCGTAAAGGGCAGTCTCTTGCCACGGAAAATATTACCGCACAACCACGTGAATTAATCCGAATTTTAGCAACGGATATAACCATTGAGGTGGAATAATGGGCTATTCTGATTTGTTGATTTGGCAATACCGAAACAAGCCTAAAGCCGTCTCAACGATTAAGCTATTTGAAAGCATTATCGGGCAAGGCTTTATCGATTTATATCGATTGCAAGATGTGTTGAATATTGAAACAGCAACAGGGCATCAGCTTGATTTGGTCGGTAAACACATCGGGCAATTTCGGGTTATTAATGGCTATCAATTACGTAAATTTTTCGGTTTCCGCAATTCGCCCAATGCACTTGGATTTAGCCAAAAAAGACTAGGCGGTGCGCAATGGTATCGTAAACGAGATCCGTTGTCTGATTCCGTCAGATTATCCGATGATGATTATCGGTTCCTGATTAAATGCAGAATCCTTAAAAACTACCAAATAGGCACGCTACCAAACTTAATTGAGGCGTGCCTATTTATTTTTGGCGAAGGTTGTCACATCGTGGATAACTACGATATGACCGTCTCTATCTCTGTTCCAAGTGCGAGCACATCTGATTTCAAGAAATTCGCAATCAACCACTTAGGTATACTACCACGCCAAGCCGGTGTGCAATATCTTTTCAACCTAATATAGAGGTCATATATGGCATTAGTAAATAAGCCAGATGAAAGCATTTTTGCATCATCTGCAAAACGAGGCGAAGTTGATAATTTCCCCGACTTATTGCGTGGATGGGGAGTTTGCCTTAAGTGAAATTGCACGGGCAACGTTACAACAATATGGGATCGTGCAACTAAGCTCAGCCACTAACAGCGACAGCGAAACCGAAGCCGCAACATCAAAAGCCGTGAAAACCGCCTATGACAAAGCAGTAGAAGCCAAAACTACCGCAGATGGAAAGGTTGGTTTAAATGGTAACGAAAGCATTAATGGCGAGAAATCCTTTGAAAATCGTATTGTGGCAAAAAGAAATATCCGTATTTCAGACAGCCAGCACTATGCTTCACACGGAGACCATTTAAATATCGGGGCAAACAATGGCGATTGCTGGTTCGAATATAAATCAAACAACCGAGAGATTGGCACACTTCGTATACACGCTAACGGCGATTTAACCTACAAACGCCAAAAAATCTACCACGCTGGGGCAAAACCCCAATTTAATACGGATATTGAAGGCAAGCCTAATACACTTGCAGGCTATGGTATTGGGAATTTTAAAGTAGAAGAGTTTCGTGGAAATTTAAACACCTTAAAAACCGATGGCATCTATGCAATTACGCAAGCAAGCCGCTCTCAAAATCTGCCCGTATCGACCAGTTATCACATCCAAGTTATTGCTGGAAGTGATGGAGCTTGGTGCCGTCAATTAGCTTATGTGGCATACAGCACAGATATGTATGAGCGACATCAGACAAGCCAAGCCGAAGACAACTGGAGCGCATGGGTTAAGTTAAATGATATAGAGCCAGTAAGGGAGTTGCTGAGTACAAAGGCGAATATAAGTCACACGCATACAGTAAATCAGATTACGAATTTTAATAAAGCAGTAAATGCCGTAATTGATAGTGCATTTACTTATCAAAAAATTGGTGATTTTGAGATTCGGAAATATCCAGACGGGACGATGATTCAGACTGGTCTAGTTGTTTTTACAGTTGTTTTTACTCGAGAAGGTACTACTGTGCATACAGATTTAGTCCTGCCTATTGCATATGTAAATAAAGATTATCGATGTTTTATTACAGAACGATACGAATCAAGAGCAAGCGGAAAGGGGCAATACAACTGGGTATTTATGCAAGCCAAAACTAATACAACTGCGAAAGTAACAAGTTGGTATTTGGGGTCAGCAGATTGGATGACTATTGGGAGATGGAAATAATGACTATGTACTATAAAAACGGTTTTTTTGACTATTCTTATGGTGGTTTTGTGCCAGAAGGTGCGGTAGAAATTAGCCAAGAAACCTACCTTGAGCTGCTTAACGGACAAGCCCAAGGTAAACAAATCATCGCAGACAACACAGGGTATCCTGCACTGATGGAGCCACAACCCAGTGCGGCACACGAGTTAAATCTTGACACCCTCACGTGGGAAATTTCAACCGAAAAATAAACAGCACTTTTTGCACAACAAAAAGAGGGATTACTCAATAAATTAGCAGACAAAGCCGACCAACTTAAAAATGGATTGCTGGCAGGTTATCCACAGACAGAAATTGAAAGTTTTTACCGCCAAGAGAAAGAAGCGTTAGCGTGGCAGGCGGATAATTCAACAGAAACCCCAATGCTAACACAAATCGCCCAAAATCGTGGTGTGCCGTTTGAAATATTGGTAGAAAAAGTGATTGAGAAATCCGCCCAGTTTGCTGTCGTGATTGGCATCATTATCGGACAACGTCAAGCATTTGAAGACCGTTTGTTGGCTTTAAAAACACCAGAGGAATTAACCGCACTTGAACAGGAGATTGAACAATGGCAATTCCCAACATAA